TACCAACATTCGTAAGGAGTACTGCTAAACTTGCTCCTGCACTATCTCCACCTAAACTTGCAATCCAATCTGCAGCCAATAGTCCAACCATAAAAGCAGCGATACCAGCACCTATTGCACCCATACCAATAATAGCTGCAGTTGCTCCTGCGGGCCCAAATGCTCCAAGTACAGATCCAGCTATTATCAAACCAGCAAGAGGTTTCATCCCCACCCCCTCAAATGCTCCCATAAAGTTTGATATAAGTGTCTTGAGACTACTACCATCAAGTCCTGCCATTGCTCCAAGTTTGGCTGCACCATCTCCAAGAAGAATACCAAGAGAAAATCCTGAGATACCAGCACCGATACCTGTCATTCCCAAAATCATTTGTGCTGCTGAAATTTTAAGCTTTGATGCTAATCCTGCAAGAGTAACGATAACACCCATTCCTGCTGCAATTTCTGGTGTCATTGCACCGAAAAAGTTTTGTAATAATCCTATAAGAGCACTACCATCTAAGCCAGTGTAACTAGCTGCTGCATCTCCTAAAAGAATACCTGCTGCAAATCCAGAAATACCAGCACCAACTCCTGTCATCGCCAATGCAAAATCTTTTGCTTTAACCTTAAATGCAGTAAGTAGACCAGCAATAGTAACAATAACTCCTAACCCTCCTGCAACAGTAGGAGTCATTGCACCAAAAAAGTTAGTCATTAATGTAATAATACTTTTACCATCAAGTCCTGCCATTTCACCAAGTTTTGCAGCTGCATCACCTATAAGAAGTCCACCAGCAAATCCAGCGATTCCAGCACCAACTCCTGTCATTTGTTTTGCAAAGGCTGTTGCATCAACCTTAAATGCTGCTAGTAATCCAGCAATAGTAACAACAACTCCTAATCCTGCTATACTCGCTGGTGTCATTGAACCAAAGAAACTATTGATTAATGTAGTAATACTTCCACCATCAAGTCCCGCCATTGCAGCTAATTTTGTTCCTGCATCACCTATGAGTAGTCCAGCAGCGAAACCAGCAATACCAGCTCCAACTCCTGTCATTTGTTTTGCAAAGGCCCATGGATTAACCTTGAGCGCTGCTAGTAATCCAGCAATAGTAACAACAACTCCTAATCCAGCTGCAGATTCAGGAGTAAACCCAGCGAAGAAATTACCTATTATTTTACCAATACTTCCACCATCAAGTCCTGCCATCATTTTCAAACCATAACCAGCAACTATTTCACCTATCAATATACCACCAGCGAAACCTGCAATACCTGCACCCATTGCTGTCATCATTCCAGCAAAACGTATGGGTGAAACTTTAAACCCCGCCAACAATCCAGCCATGACAAGGATTACACCCATCTTTACAGCATTTTCATTAGAGAATGCATCAAAGAAATTTGTAATGACTGCTGTTAGTTCTGAACCATCAGTTCCCATCAATCCAAGAATCATGGATGCACCACCCAATGCTAACGCGAATCCAGCAATACCAGCACCTAACGCGGCTAAACCTATACCAAATCCTTTACCAATATTCGCTACTGCTTTACCAATACCACCAAGACCAGCACCAACACCACCAAGAAGTCCTGCAATTAATCCACCAGATTTTTTGTCCTTGGTAGTTGCAGCACCAAATCCTTTGCTAAGAGTGTCGTAAATACCTTGAAAGATATTCCGTTCTCCCTCAGCTGCTTTTGCAGCTTCCTGTGCACGTTCTACATCCGCTGCAGACTTTGGAGGATTTTTAATAGTTTCCCCCACTGCCTTTACCGAATCCTCTACACCTTTTACTGAATCCTTTACATCTTTTAACGAATCAGTTACATCCGCTGGCTTTGGTTGGTTTTTAATGGAATCATCCACAGCCTTTAACGAATCAGTTACATCCTGTAAAGTTTTATCTGCCATCTATTTCTCTGTTACTTGGTTTAACCATTAGTTTTACGATTTTGTTCTTCAATTTTAGAATTTTCTTCCTGCACCCATTGTACTAATAATTCTGAATATAGTGTTCTCTCGAAGGGCAGCATATCCTCGATTTCCGTCAAACTCCATTTGTGGTGTTGTATCATAGCAAAATTTTGTAAATAATACGCTTCAAGTGAGTTATGACTTAGGCAGATGCGAAAAAAGATGCGAGTCCTTCTAAGGTTTCTGTTTCAGTTTTTCCACACTTTGTACAAGTATACTCAATGTCCTGTTTCATTTTTGGTAAAGATTCATAATAATCTTGAAGCTTTTTAAATTGACCAGAATTTAATGAATCTAGAAATTCTTCCAATTCCTCTCTAGTGTGGTCTTGAGCAGAAAATACATCTTCACCTTCAATAATTTCAACTATACTATCTCTAATTATCTCCATAACCATGTCTATTTGATTTTTATCCCCAGCACCAATAACATTATCTATACCTGGCGGACTCAAACGAATCATAATATTATCTGTTAGTTTTACTAAATCAGAATATTTTTTATTTTTAACTATCTTTACTTTAGAAAGGTCTATATCAAGTTTAATAATTTCACCACATTCATGTTCAAAAGAAATTGTACTTAAAGGTCAATCATTGGAAGTTTATTGACATTAAAACTTTCAGTTGATACGCACTGAGTTATTATTTGTTTTATTGCCTTTGACATCTCCCTGTCATCTTTTCCCTCTAGAGCCATTAGAAGAATTTTTTCTTCTTTGACTAAGAAAGGTCTGTATTCAACCTTTTTACCAGATGACGGTAATTCTAAATCATATAGTACAGTATTTATTTTTGGCAAAGCCATAATGTTCTCCTTTTCAAATCATTATTTTATATTACTATGGAAGTGTCATCCACTTTCTATATTTAAATGTCACACTAAGTCTTAGTATTTCTCCCCCCTGCGTGTGACCCAGTGCAATTTCACCAACTGCAGAAGGATATGCTTCTCTCAACTCTATCTTATACATATCTGATGCATCAGCAAATGAAGTTGCATCATTTGATAATCTAGTTATATTAATTGTTGCAACAAAATTGTTCCAATAATTAACATTACCAGTTTCAACATTTATTATTTTTTCTTGCCATTTGTCAAAAAATCTTTTTACGGTAAATTTATCATCTACAATAAATGATAATGCAGCTTCTGTAAATGTTTCCCTGTAAGGTATTTCTCTTGGTGGGCCGTATATATCTTGTGCATTAGATGCTATACCTTTAGTTGGAAGTGAAACAGATTCACACAAATATTGTAAATTCTCGTTTACAGCTGTTGACAATCCTGTAGGAAGACCAACGAAGGATACATTATATCTATTTCCTTTAGCAAAACCACCAATTTTAGTTCTTAATTTGTCTATGCTAAATATGGTTTGTGTCATTAATAGTATTCCCTGCTGTCATTCCAGACAACACTCTTTTTCTGTTTTTGAAATCTTTCAACTGGTAGGAATATTGCTATTTCCCACTCATCTGCGTTTATCCTCACGGTATTTGAAC